GGAATTGACCCATATGCGGGTCGTTCAATGAAGATTATTGGTATAACTGATACTACAATGACCGTTAACGTAGGAGTATCTGGTCCAAATAAATACTTTACACCAACTGATGTTAATTATAACGCATTGACTGGTGATATGATTTTAACTGTTTCTGAATCATTAGGATTGGGAATAGGAAGAAGTGTAGTATTAGAAAATGAATCTTTTGCTTTCACTTGTGACCAAGATAGTAATGTATCAACTCACTCTTATCCAAGAAGTGGTTCTGACCCTTACGCTGAACAATCAATAGTTATTACTTCAGTTGGAACTACATCCCATACTATAACTGATGCTCCTTATAATGCATCTACTGGTGATGTCACTATAACAATAGTTAATCATAATTTCAGTAATGGTGATTATATAAAAATTGATGATAATGGTTTAACTTATACTTGTTTATTAGATGGTAATAGTGTTGAGAAATCATATCCTAGAACTGGAATTGATTACCCATCTGGAAGATGGTTAGAAATATCTAATGTAACTACAAACAAATTTGATATCAATATAGGTTCTTCTCCATACACATCAGCTCATATATTTGTATCAGCTACAACTGATGGTTTAGAAAGACAAACTGGAACGTTTACTATAAATGTAGGAGATGCAGGTAGTGCTTCTGGTTCGATACACACATTCGTATCAGCATCAAATAATGCAGTAAAGCATGAACCACAATCACCTCATACATTTGTATCAGCATCAAATGGAGCAATTAAACACTTACCACAATCAGTTCATACATTTGTTAGAACTAAACAAAATTCAGTAAGTGTAACAAAGCATCCTGAACTATATGAAATTCGTTCTACTGATGAATCTACAATAGCGGCATATGAAATTATTAAAAATAATATTCCATTTATTCAAAGTGAAACTCTCGCTTATCTATCATCATCTTGGAGTACTGCTTCATATGATGAATCTAAGTGTGGTAGGGATATTGGATTAATTATTAGTGGAGCAGCTGAAGATTTAGTTTGGAACACATTATCAGCATCAGCAGTAAATGGAAACTACTATTTAGAGTATCCATCTCAAGCTGAAACATCTCAATTAAATCAAACATTGGATGGTATTGAGTATGCTAGTAAACTTACACAAAAATTAATTCAAAACATAGAGTTTGTTACTGCTTCTTCTGAAGCAACAACATCACATACTCTATTATTGGATAATAAATTACTTATCCAAAATGAAACTATTGAATATATTTCATCTTCTTGGAGTGACTTTAGTTATTCGGAAGGTTTATGTAGAAGAGATATAGGACATATTATAGATGCAGCAGCAACTGATGTATTATATGGTGGTAACGAAAGAGCAGTTCAAGCCGCATCTTTCTATTATAGTAATCCTTCATCTGCAACTGGTTCACAATTGAATCAAACTGTTGATGCTATTAATTACGCTAGAAGATTATCTAACGAAATTATACAAAGTAACTTATTAGTGTTACCATCTTTACAAACACTACAAGTTGCTGAATTGGTTACCCAAAATAGAAGTTTGATTCAAGAGGAAACAATTCAGTTCTTATCATCATCTTGGAGTACATTTGAATATAATGAAGCTAAGTGTAGAAGAGATACTGGATATATAATTGATGCAGTTGTAACTGATTTCGTATATGGTGGTAATGAGAGAAGTGTTAATGCAGGAGAATTTTATTACCTGTACCCATCATCTGCTACTGGTTCTCAATTAAATCAAACTGTTGATGGTATTGAATACGCTCAACGATTAACAAACAAAGTAATAAACAATGTAACATTGGTAAGTGCTTCAATAGAAAGACAAACCGCTCATAGTTTATTATTCGATAATAGGGATTTAATCCAAACTGAAGTAATTTCATATATGAGTTCTTCTTGGAGTAATTTCGAATATGATGAAATTAAATGTAAAAGAGATGTTGGGCATGTTATTGATGCAGTTGCAACGGATGTATTATATGGTGGTAATCAGAGAAGTGTAAACGCTGGTGAATTTTATTACCTATATCCATCTCAAGCAACCACAACACAATCAGACCAAACAATAACTGGTATATTACATGCGGCTGGTTTAGCTAATAAGATAGTACAAAGTACAACGTTGGTAAACGCTAGTTCAGAAAAGATATCAGCATACACTACAATTTTAGATAACAAAAAATTAGTACAAAATAACGTAACTGAATTTATAGACCAATTGTATCCATACTTTACTTATGATAGAGTTAAGTGTAGAAGAGATACTGGATATATCGTTGATGCTATTGCAACCGATTTATTATGGGGTGGTAATGAAAGAAGTATTGTAGCTGGTGATTATTATTATAGATATCCATCACAAACAACTTCATTGGAGTTAACTGAAACAACTACTGCAATTGATTACGCTAGAGTGATGGTTAATAAATTAATCACTAATGTTGATTTAGTAGTTCCTTTAATAACAAAAAATACAAATAGTAATATTAGATTCAATGATACTGAACAATATAGTGGTTCACTTTCAATTAGTGGAAGTAACATAACTAATATCAGTTCATCATTTGAAATGGTTAGTGGAATTATAACTGATGGAATAAAATCATTTACACCAACAACCGCAACATATGAACCTTCTAATGGTGATTTTGTAATGACTATACCAAGTCATACATTAACACCAACGAATGGACTTTACATCAAACCGGAATCATTCGTATTCACTTGTGATATGGATGGTAATAGAAGTGAACATAAGTTACCTTCAATCGGACAACCTGCTTACAATAGTAGATTAGGTATCCAATCGGTAACTGATAATACTGTTACTATAAATGTAGGTAAATCAGGTCCTAATGTAGAATTCAATCCAACTACTGCTTCATACGACCCATCTAATGGTGAGTTTGTAGTAACTGTTGGTACTCATAGTTTAAGTGTAGGTGAGGGTATCGTTATGAAACCTCAATCATTCGCATTCACTTGTGATATGGATGATAATCAATCTACTAAATCTTATCCTAGAGTTGGAATAGACCCATTTGCAGTACGTTCTTTACCAATTACTTCGGTAACCGATACTACGTTAACTTTTAATGTAGGTGTATCTGGTCCAAACAAAACATTCACACCAACTAATGCTGATTATAACGCATTGACTGGTGATATGATTCTAACTGTTTCTGAATCATTTGGTTTAGGTGTTGGAAGAAGTGTTGTATTGGAAAATCAATCTATCGCATTTACTTGTGATATGGATAGTGATACAACAACTCATTCTTATCCGAGATTAGGTTCAGACCCTTATGCTGGAAAATCAATTGAAATTACTTCAGTTGGTACAACACAGCATACTGTATCTGATTCAACATATACACCATCATCTGGATTAGTTAGTTTAACTATATCTGAACATGGTTTCTCAAACGGAGATTATATTAAACTTTCAGATAACTCATTAACGTTTAGTTGTTTATTAGATGGAAACGTTGTAGGTAAATCGTATCCAAGAGCTGGAACTGACTTCCCAAGCGGAAGATGGTTGGAAATTTCAAATGTAACAACAAACTCATTTGAAATCAATATAGGTTCTTCATCATATGATACACCACATACATTTGTATCGGCTGTATCTAATGGATTAGAAAGACAGAATGGAACGTTTACAATTAACGTAGGAAACGCTGGAAGTGCTTCTGGTTCTATACATACATTTGTATCAGCATCCAATGAAGCAGTAAAACACTTACCACAATCGGTTCATACATTTGTATCAGCATCTTCTGGAGCTGTAAAACACTTACCTCAATCACTTCACACATTTAAGAGAACTGATGGTAATTCAATAAGTACGTTACCATATGAAGTAAGAAGTATTGATTCATTAATAAAAGTAACAAACGCAACTCAAACCACATCTTCATTAAGTGGAGGTGATACTCAGGTTGGTATTGTATCTGCTAGTATTAATATGATTACTGATATTATTAGATTAGGTTCTGATAGTATCCCATTCACTATTGCTAAGCATTTCCAAACTTCTGAATTAGATAATCCACAAAATATAACCTCTGGTTCATATGTAAAAGTAAGTGGTACATATGATATTTCTAATCAATTAGCAACTACAACTGGTTCGTTTACACAAATAAACGAAATCATAGCAAATGGAACTGGTTCATTACCAACATTGGTAAATAATGTTAATTCGAACATTAAAGTAACGGATACAAACCAATACACTTCTTTAGTTACTGGTTCATCTGTTGAAATCGATATTGTAAGTGATAGAGCTGGGTTAGTTGAAAATATAGTTACTAATGGTGTTAGTGTAATACCAACAATGGTATCTAATAACACAAATATTTCTAACTTAATAAAAGTTGGAAACGTAGAACAATACGTATCAGCTAGTGGAGCGGATAAGATTCAATCTAAAATTGTTTCATCATCATTTGGAATGGTGATAAATGGTTTAACAAACGGAACTGGTTCATTACCTACAATTACCGATTATAGTAAATTGGTAGATGCACCTAAGACTGTATTGGCTTACAATTTAATAAAAGAAAACATTGAATTCATAAAAGAGGAAACTATATTGTTTATGAGTTCTTCTTGGAGTACATTTGTGTATGATGAGGAAAAATGTAGAAGAGATGTAGGTTTAATAGTAAGTGGAGCAGCTGAGGATTTAATTTGGAATTCAAATTCAGCATCAGTTGTAAACACTAAGTTCTACTATGAATTCCCATCAGCAGCAACTGGTTCACAATTGAATCAAACTGTAACAGCTATTAAGTATGCTGGTAATTTGGTACAAAATATTGTAAGAAACTACGAATACACTACGGCATCGGCTGAGGTATCTGCTTCTTATGATTTATTAATAGCAAACAAAGAATTTATCCAAAATGAAACAATTGAATTTGTATCATCATCTTGGAGTGGATTTGATTACCCTGAATTAACTTGTAAGAGAGATGTAGGGTATATCTTAGATGCTGTTGCAACTGATTTATTATATGGTGGTAATGAAAGAACAATCACCGCAGGTAAATATTATTATGATTACCCATCAGCGGCAATTGTTGGAGGAGTACCATCGGTATCTCAACAAAAAGACCCAACTGTAACGGCAATCAATTATGTAAAAGGATTATCAACTGAATTAGTTGGTGGAAATATATTTGTAACATCATCAAATGAGATTGATTTTGTTTATGATTCAGTTAAATTGAATAGAGGATTTATTCAAAATGAAACTGTTGCATTTGTAAACGCTAAATATCCAAACTTACAATACAATGAAGTAAGTTGTAGTAGAGATACTGGGTTTATCGTAGATGCAGTAATAACTGATTTAAAATATGGTGGTAACCAAAGAACATTAACTGCTGGTGAATTCTATTATAGATTCCCATCTAAAGCAACTAATGTTCAATTAGGTGAAACAACCGATGCAGTAACTTATATATCTGATTTAGTTAACGAAATTGTATTACAAAATACTTTAACAATTCCAACATTAACTAAGAATACTGAAAACGTAATAAAAACTACATCAGTAACTCAAACATTGGGAAGTGGTACAACTGAAGTATCTGTATTAAACGCTGTAAATTCATCGTTTGATATTGTAATGGATATAGTAAAGCAAGGAACTGGTTCATACACACCAACAACTGCTACATACAATCCAGCAGATGGTGAATTTGTAATGACTGTTGCTAATCACGGATTAGAAAAATCCAATGGGATTTATCTAAGACCAGAATCATTTGTATTCACTTGTGATATGGATGGTAATAAAACCGAACATAAACTACCATCAGTAGGGCAACCTGCTTATAGTAGTAGATTAAATATAAATTCCGTAACTGATAATACTATAAGTGTTAATGTGGGAGTATCTGGACCGAATGTTCAGTTTACTCCATCCGATGTTACATACGACCCATCAACTGGTGATTTAGTATTAACTATTGGTACTCATACTTTAAGTAATGGTGAGGGGATTATAATATCAGCTAATTCATTAGCATTTACTTGTGATATGGATGGTAACCAATCGGTTAAATCATATCCAAGAGCTGGAATAGACCCATACGCTGGTCGTTCAATGAAGATAACAAATGTTACTTCTAACACAATAACAATAAACGCAGGAGTATCGGGTCCAAATAAATACTTTACACCAACTGATGTTGATTACAACGCATTGAGTGGAGATATGGTAGTTACTGTAGGTCAACATGGTTTGGGTGTAAATAGAAGTGTAGTATTAGAAAACGAATCGTTCGCATTTACTTGTGATATGGATGGTAACTCAACGACACACTCTTATCCAAGAGTAGGTTCAGACCCATATGCTGGAAAATCAATTGTAATAACTTCGGTTGGAACTACATCACATACTGTAACTGATGCACCTTATGATGCATCAACTGGTGATGTTACTATAACAATTGCAAATCATAATTTCAGTAATGGTGATTATATCAAACTTTCCGATAACTCATTAACTTACACTTGTGTATTAGATGATAATACTGTAACTAAATCATACCCAAGAGCTGGATATGATTATCCTTCTGGGAGATGGTTAACAATTTCAAATGTAACTACAAACACATTTGATATTAATATAGGTTCATCATCATACACAAACGCTCATACATTTGTATCGGCTACAACTAATGGTATAGAAAGACAAACTGGTACATTTACTATAAACGTTGGAGATGGAGGTAGTGCAAGTGGTTCAATACATACATTTGTATCATCATCGGCAAACGCTGTAAAACATTTACCACAATCGGTTCACACATTTGTATCAGCATCAACATCAGCAGTACAACACTTACCACAATCAGCTCACACATTTGTAAGAACTGATTCTAATTCGGTAAGTACATTACCATTGACATCTGAATATACATCATCAATTGGTGATTCAGAAACGTTAGAAGCTTATTCATTATTAAAATCAAACATACCATTTATACAATCGGAAACTATTGCATATTTATCATCGTCTTGGTCGGAAGCATCTTATAACGAATCAAGTTGTAGTAGAGATATTGGTTCAATCGTTAGTGGAGCAGCTGAAGATTTATTATTCGGTTCAGTTTCATCATCTGTATTTAATGGAAAATATTATTATGATTTCCCATCACAAGCACAAGGTTCTCAATTGAATCAAACAATCGATGGAATTCAATACGCTAGTAGGTTGGCTAACAACATAATACAAAGTGTAACATACGTTACCTCTTCAATAGAGAACGTTACATCACATAACTTAATTAGAGATAATAAAGAGTTCATTCAATCAGAATCAATCGCTTACATATCTTCTTCTTGGAGTTCATTCGGATACAACGAAGAAACTTGTAAGAGAGATGTGGGGTACATTGTAGATGCAGTTTCTACTGATATTTTATATGGTGGAAATGAGAGAAGTGTAACTGCTGGTGATTTCTATTATAGATACCCATCGAACGCTACAACTTCAGAATTAGAACCAACTACAACTGGTATTGAATATGCTGGTGATTTAGTAGAGAAGTTAATTGTAAATAAAATATTTGTTTCACCATCAGTTGAAAGAATTGCTGGTAATGAAACGATATTAAAGAATAGAGAATTTATTCAGAAAGAAGTTATATCATATGTTTCTTCTTCTTGGAGTAATTTTGAATATAACGAAGCGAGTTGTAGTAGAGATACTGGATATATATTAGATGCAGTAGCAACTGATTTCCTATATGGTGGAAATGAGAGAAGTAGAACTGCTGGAGAATTTTATTACAAATATCCTTCATCGGCTACTGTTGCTGGTGATACATCTCCAAATGTAAACGCTCAATTATATCCTACTTTAGATGGTATAAAATACGCTAGTGGTATTTCGCAAGAATTGGTTCAAAATATAGAATTTGTAACAGCTTCAAATGAAGCATCATCTTCTTGGAACTCATTAAGAGAAAATAAAGAGTTTATTCAAAACGAAGTAATAGCATATGTTTCTTCTTCTTGGAGTGGTGTATTCTATAACGAAGATAAGTGTAAAAGAGATGTTGGTCATTTAATTGACGCAACTGCAACGGATTTATACTATGGTGGAAATGAACGAAGTGTAAATGCTGGTTCATTCTATTATTTATTCCCATCTGCAGCAACTGCAAAGGGAGTTCCTTCAACTACATCTCAATTAGACCCAACTGTTGATGGTATCAGATATGCTGGTAACTTATCAACTAAGGTAATTAAGAATGAAACTTTCTTACAACCATCGGCATCCGTATTAGTAGGAGCTGATTTGTTAGTTGGTAATAAAACGTTTATTCAGAAAGAAACAATCGCATTCCTAAGTTCATCTTGGAGTGAGTTTGAATATAATGAAGCTAGTTGTAGTAGAGATATTGGATATATCATCGATGCAGTTAGAACGGATTTAGTTTATGGTGGAAATGAAAGAAGTGTTCAGGCTGGAACATTCTATTACTATATTCCTTCAGTAGCAACTACTGAACAAAAGCCACAAACAACTGATGGTATTGATTTTGCTAAAGGATTATCTGAAAAAGTAATCTTAAAAGAACAATTGACAAGAGCATCATTCCAAACTAGACAATCAGTTGATTATTTAAGAGCTAGTAAGAAAGAATTACAATCAATTGCAATTTCATATACAAATGCGGCATTTCCAAATTTCGAATATAACGAAGATAAGTGTTATAGAGATACTGGGTTTATCGTAGATGCAATCGCAACTGATTTATACTATGGTGGAAATGAAAGAAGTATTGCAGCTGCAGAATCGTATTACACTGGTGTATATGGTTCAGCCGCAGAGGTAATTAATAACCAACAATATGAAACTGCAGATGTTAACCGATATTTACGAACTCAATTCCAACGAATTGTGAGAAACTCACCTTTAGAAGAATTTGGTTCATTAATTATTACAACTGGACATGATTTCTCATACGCTGGTGCTGGTGTAACTTATAAAGCATTACCTCCTAATCAGGGTGGTGCTGGTGTACCTGACCCAACTAAAGAAATTACTGAAATAGCTGGTGGTAGAGTGTTCTTTACTTCAGGTAATGAACTTGGGGATTTTAGAATTGGTACGGGACTTGTAATTAATCAGGCAACTGGTACATTGCAGGGTAGAACATTCTCTCGTTCACTATTTTCATTAGTTACACCATTCTCTCTTGCATTGGAAGGGTAATAATTAAAAAGATAATATTTATATAGGAAAAAGACAATAAAATGGCAGATGTATTTGTACCGCTAAATGCGTTTAAATCGATTGTAACAACTCTGACCGGTGAAGATGATATTGTATATTCCACACCAAGTGGGGTTTCAACTATCGTTCTATCTGCTCAGATTACTAATAATAGTAATTCCAATACGGAAGAGGTTACTGTAAAATTAGATTCAAACCGGAAAATACCAGAACCACAATTACAAAATGTGGTAAATACTGGTAGTTTTTATAGTGCTTCGGCATTATTAGAAATTAATAGAACTTATATTGAAAAGGAAGCAGCAGCATACGTTGGATTCCAAAACAATTTACAAGATATACCATTTTCATTTACATCATCAATATTTGAGGAAAGAATACATACTGCATTTGATGGTATTGTGTTTGATATCGAAAATGGTGGTACATTGAGAACGAAAAAAGCAGCATTATCATTTTATGATAAAAACGGAGTTAGTTTAATCATAGGTGATGCTCAATTGACATCATCATATGATGCTATCACTTACGCAAATACTCTAACCAATCAAATTTTACTAAATGAATCAGTAACTGGTTCAGCGGATGTACTTAGATTATATCAAACTACATTTACTCAATCATACGATGAAAGTATAGTTCCTGAAAGTGGTTCTATTTCGTTAATAACAGATTTACTTACAATAGTAGCAGATACTGTATATAACCCAACAAGAGTACCACAAGAAAAAATTGAATTTATTAGTAACTTTCCTATACCAAAGGGAGATTCACTATCACCCGTTGTGGCCGGAAAATTAGTATTAGAGCAAGATTTTGGGTTAGTATTTTCTGGTTCGGAGGATTTAAAAGTTGTACTTTCTATTTTGGAAAGTGCAAATGAATAATAGTTAAGTTGAAAAATAATAGATGAGTCAATTATTAAGCGGTAAGGTAAGAGTAGTTCGTCCGCAGGATGTATCGGATGATAGATATGAGTATTTATCGCTACAGGAAGCGGAACCTAATTTAGGTATTCCACTAAGTGGGAGTATCGCAAGTGGCTCGGTTGCACTTATTGCGTCAGATGTAGATGGAAATCGTTTATTTATCACTAAAATCCAATTAGAAGAATTTAGTGGTTCATTTAGTGGTTCTTTTGCAGGTGATGGTTCCGAATTAAATAACCTACCTTTTTCAAGTCAATTAATAAGTGGGTCTGCATCCGCATCAATAGCACCAAACACTGGATTCTTAGTAAACGTATCTTCATCATTTGATGGTGATGTGGATGTGAATGGTGATGTTAGAGTTACTGGTGATTTATATGTAGATGATAGAATAGTAGCTAGGGAAATCTTAGTAGAAATAGTATCATCATCAATTATATTCTCATCTGGTTCAAATAAGTTTGGTAACACACCAGATGATTTGCAAGAATTTACTGGTTCAGTTGGAATGAATGGTTCGTTAAACGTAGAGGGTGATATCTCAACAACTAATGTAACCGCTTCAATCGTATCATCTTCACTTTTTATCGGAGATGGTAGCCAATTATTCAACCTACCAGCCGCAGAGCAATCATCAAGAATAACAGATGGTGCAGTAAGTGCTTCGGTAGATAACGAAACCGGATTTATTGTAATATCAAAAGAAAGTGGTTCACAATTCACTGGTTCATTATTTGTAAGTGGTGGTATATCACTTGGAAGTGGTAGTGTATTTAGTGGTAGTGGGGCAAATCTATTTGATATACCAAAAGCAGCATTAACCCCTGATGCATTATTATCATCATTCATTACAAGCGGGTCTGTTACCGCATCTGTTGACCCTAACTTTGGATTCAAATTAGAGGGTACCGATAGAGCAGAATTTAGTTCATCACTTTTCGTAAGTGGTGGAGTTTCATTAGGAAGTGGTTCAGTATTTAGTGGTAGTGGTGCGGATTTATTTGATATACCCCGTTCAGCACTTACACAAGATGCTTTATTATCCAATGTAATAGTAAGTGGTTCCGTAACCGCATCTGTTTCACCAAGCGAGGGACTTGTGGTAACTTCAATAGAAAGTGGTTCAACATTCTTCGGAGATATAAAATTACAAACTGGTTCATTTAGTGGTAGTGGGGCAAATTTATTCAACATACCCAGATCAGCAATAACTGAAGATGCTGATTTATCAACATTTATAACAAGTGGTAGTATAACTGCTTCTGTAACACCTGATGATGGATTTGTTGTAACTTCAATAGAAAGTGGTTCAACTTTCTTTGGGGATGTTAGGGTAGAAAGTGGCTCAACCTTTAGTGGTAGTGGAGCAGATTTATTTGATATACCCCGTTCAGCATTTACTGGAGATGCATTTAGAATTGCTAGTGGTAGTGTAACTGCCTCTGTAACACCTAATGACGGATTTGTTGTAACTTCAATAGAAAGTGGTTCAACTTTCTTTGGTGATGTTACATTATCATCTGGTTCAATATTTAGTGGTAGTGGTGAGGGGTTATTTGATATACCTCGGTCAGCACTTACTAACGATGCATTATTATCAACTGAAATTGTTACTGGTTCAATTACAGCATCGGTAACTCTTGAAGAAGGACTTGTAGTTACTTCAGTTGAGAGTGGTTCTACATTCTTTGGAGAAGTGAGAGTAGAAAGTGGCTCGGCATTTAGTGGTAGTGGTGAAAAGTTAAGAGATATACCATTTTCAGCACTTTCAACAGATGCACAAGATTCAATTACATCATTAGTATCTGATGAATCGAAAATATTAGTAAGTGGTTCGGTTTCTGCATCTGTTGATGCTGAAAATGGATTCATAGTAACATCAATCGCAAGTGGTTCAACTTTCTTTGGAAATGTAGGTGTAGCTAGTGGTTCTTCTTTTAGTGGTAGTGGTGCATTATTAAACGATATACCATTCGCAGCTATCTCAACAACATCTGATGATACATTTTCTTCAATAATCTCAGGCGATTCAAAACGATTGATAACTGGTTCCATAACGGCATCAGTTGATATAAATAAAGGATTCGTAATTGAATCGAAAGAAAAAGGAACTCAGATTACTGGTTCTGTTAATATTAGTGGTTCAATATCATCTTCAGTATTTGAAGGAGATGGTAGTGGATTAGTTAATATACCTCGCTCGGCACTTACTGAAGATGCACTTGTATCAACGGAAATTACTACTGGTTCCATAACGGCATCTGTAACACCAGAAAATGGATTTACAGTAACATCAGTAGAATTTGGTTCTACATTTAGTGGTTCTATAAATGTTGATTTAGCAGTAACTGCGTCTGGATTCAAAGGTAGTGGTAGGGATTTAACTGATATAGTAACTACACAATTAGTTAGTGGAGCTGTAATTGCTGATGTATCACCTGACGCTGGATTTAGAGTAGTATCTCAAACAGTTGGTTCACAATTTACTGGTTCAGTAAGTGTGGATACATCAATGCAAGCTGTAACATTCGTATCAGCATCTACGTTTAAAGGTAGTGGTGCTGAATTAACTGATATAGTAATTACTGAAATAATAAGTGGAGCAGTTTCTGCAACGGTTACACCTGATGATGGATTTGTAGTAACCTCTAATGATAGTGGTTCTACATTTGTTGGTAGTGTTGATGTGGATGGTTTAGTTACTGTAACTGATTCAATTAACATAACAGGTAACGTATCCGCATCTATGTTTACTGGAAGTGGAGCTGGGTTATTCAATATACCTCGTTCGGCACTTACTGAGGAGGCTTTACTAATAAGTGAAATTGTAAGTGGTAGTATAACTGCATCTGTATCACCTGATTCTGGTTTTACTGTTACTTCAATAGAAAGTGGCTCAACCTTCTTAGGTGAAGTTAGAGTAGAAAGTGGGTTTACATTTAGTGGTAGTGGGGCAAATTTATTTAATATACCTCGCTCGGCACTTACTGAAGATGCTGATTTATCAACATTTATTACAAGTGGTAGTGTAACTGCATCTGTAACACCAGAAAATGGATTTGTTGTAACTTCGATAGAAAGTGGTTCTACATTTAGTGGTTCTGTATTTTTATCATCCGGCTCATTCTTTAGTGGTAGTGGAGAACAGTTATTCGATATACCAAAATCAGCAATATCTGATTTAGATACTTCATTAATATTTAGTGGTAGTGTATCTGCTTCAACTAGACCATCTACCGGGTTTACTGTTACTTCAATAGAAAGTGGCTCAACCTTCTTAGGTGAAGTTAGAGTAGAAAGTGGTTCCGTATTTAGTGGTAGTGGAGAAAAGTTATTCGATATACCAAAATCAGCAATATCTGATTTAGATAGTTCATTAATTTTTAGTGGAAGTGTAACCGCATCGGTTGAACCTACTGATGGATTTATTGTAACATCTATCGTAAGTGGTTCAACATTCTTTGGAGATATAAAATTACAAACTGGTTCATTTAGTGGTAGTGGTGCTAAACTATTTGATATACCAAGAACAGCACTAACCCCTGATGCATTAGTTAGTACATTAATTACATCTGGTTCGGCAACGGCATCTATTTCACCAAACTTTGGGTTTGTTGTTAACACCTCATCATCTATTGAAGGTGATTTAACTGTTGATAATGATTTATATGTAGGTGGAGCAATAAACGCAACTGAACTTAATGTAACATTCATAAACTCAGAAGTAATTTATTCTTCTGGTTCAAATCAGTTTGGTGATAGTATTACTGATAGACAAGAATTTACTGGTTCTATAAACGTTAGTGGTTCACTTAACGTTGATGATGGAATCATTGGTGGTGATGGTAGTGGTCTATTTAATATACCACAATCAGCATTAACTGAAGCTGCAACCTTAATCGCAACTGGTAGTGTAACGGCATCAGTACATCCGATACGTGGGTTTGAAGTAAATTCAAAAAGTAAATTTGAAGATACTCTAACTATTACTGGTAGTTTAATTGTAAATAACCAAAATAGAGTAACAGATAATTTAACTAAAGTAATTACAGTACAATCTACTGATGCTGGTAACAAATATTTTGTAGATGGTATTTTAAGACCTCTTATTTACTTAACTGTTGGTAACACTTATACGTTTAATCAATCAGATTCAAGTAATTCAACTCATGAAATAAGATTCTCCACTACCGATGATGGTACGCATGGTGGTGGTAGTTCATATACAACGGATGTAGATAATGGTAGTATAGCAGCTGGAACTAATGGTTCTGCAGTTACTATTGAAATAACTTCAGAGACACCAACAACTTTATATTATTATTGTTTAAATCACTCTGGAATGGGTGCTAGTACTTTACAATTAAATGTATTCCCATCATCAAATTCATTAATTGAAGATGATGTTAAAATAAGTGGTTCATTAATTGTAACTGAAAATATAACTGCAAATATAATAAACGCTGAACAATATAGTGGTTCATTCTTTAGTGGTAGTGGACGGGATTTATTTGATATACCATTCTCTAATTTAACTGGAGATGCATTCAAAATCGTAAGTGGTTCAGTAACCGCATCAGTTTCACCAAATGATGGATTTGTAGTAACCTCAAAAGATAGTGGTTCACAATTTACTGGTTCATTATTTATAAGTGGTGGAGTTGAAATAAATAGTGGTTCATCGTTTAGTGGTAGTGGTGAGAATTTATTCAACATACCTTTAGCAGCATTTACACCTGCTGCACAAGATGCAGTTGATGCTATCTTATCTTTCGAAGCTGGTAGAATATCAACTGGTAGTGTAACGGCATCGGTTGATGTTGAAAGAGGATTCATCGTAGATTCGGTAATTAGTGGTTCTACTTTTAGTGGTTCATTATTTGTAAGTGGTGGTATTAGTGTAATTAGTGGTTCTGTATTTAGTGGTAGTGGTGCTGATTTATTTGATATACCATTTACCGCACTTTCGCAAGAAGCTATTGATGCACTTGTTTCTACTGAAATAAAAAGTGGTAGTGTTACTGCTTCAGTATCACCTGATAGTGGGTTCGTAGTAAAATCAATTGATAGTGGTTCTACATTTAGTGGTTCAGTTAATATTAGTGGTTCAATATCAGCTTCATTATTTGAAGGAGATGGTAGTGGATTAACAAACATACAATTGGCAAACTTATCGTTAGAGATAAGTCAAATAACATCTGGTTCTGTAACTGCATCGGTTGACCCAATTGAGGGATTTGTAGTAACATCATTAGATAGTGGTTCTACATTTACAGGCTCAGTTGATGTAAGTGGTTCATTTACTGTTGCTGGTGGGATTATAACTGGTGATGGTAGTGGTATTACAAATATTGATTTGGCTAACTTATCGATTGATGCATCCAGTATCTTTACGGGTTCAGTTACTGCATCTGTAAAAGAAGATGGTCGATTTATAGTTGAAGATTCCACAAACGGAGTTAAATCAGAATTTAGTGGTTCGATATTTGTATCAGAATCTGTAATAGCTAGAGCATTTATTGGTGATGGTAGTCAGATTACAAATGTAACATCACAACAATCTCCATTTATTGCAAGTGGTTCTGTAACCGCATCGGTACGACCTGATTTTGGTTTCGTAGTAACATCCGCTGATAGTGGTTCTGAGTTTACTGGTTCGGTTGACATTAGTGGTTCTATATCAGCATCGTTATTCGTAGGTGATGGGGGTGGATTATTTAATATCCCATTGGATGCACTTGAAGATTTACAATTAGTAAAAATTAACTCTGGTTCTGGTGAAGCAATAATTGACCCTGATAAGTTATTTGTTAATGTTCCAATAACCGCATCTCGATACGATGGTGATGGTAGTGGGTTATTCAACATACCAGCGGAATCATTACAAGATTTAAAATTAGATAAAATTGAAAGTGGTTCAGCTGTTGCAATTATTTCACCTGATAGAGGGCTAGAAATAAATGTAGGAGTTAGTGTATCTCAATCACTTAGTGTAAGTGGTGGGTTATTCATAACTGGTAGTGATGTTATTGCTGCAAGTGGTTCAACATTCGTTGGTGATGGTAGTGGGTTAAGTAATATTAACATCGCTAACTTAGCATTTGAAACTTCCTTATTAGAAAGTGGTAGTGCAACTGCAGAAATTTCACCAAACTTAGGATTACAAATAAACACATCAGCATCCATTAGTGGAGGATTGAGTGTAGAAAAAAATATATACTCACCAATTATTAATGGTGGGCAAATTA